CGGGCGGCGGGGCGGCGGGGCGGGGCGGGGGGGGCCCGGGGGGTCCGGGGGTCCCGCCGCCCCCACCGCCTCCTCCACCACCGAAAGGGAGAGGGGAGATCTCATCGGTGGGATTGGAGGTCATGATGTCAATCTCTCCGCCCTGAGAGAGCGCAAGGTGCTTAACAAGGTCCACCTCGGGAGAGTCGACATAGATGGTGTGGGTCCAGGCGCCAGAAGGGGTTACTCCAGCACCCGGAGCCAACACCTCGACATTGACAGCACCAGCCTGGTCCGTCCGAATCGTAACCTCTCGCATGCCGACTGTAATACCATTGACGGTTGCCGTGGCACCAATAACATCAGGGATGATTCGGACCGTTGCCCGACCCTTTTCTCCTCCCGGGATAGTCCCCGTTAAAGTGCAGTATGGGGCTGCCATTGTCTAGCCTCCTACGGCTGTTCAGCGCGATCAAGCATCGCGTTTACTCGAGTGTTTGTGTCTGGGCCATAGATGCCATCGACCTCTGCACCAACAGCAGCCTGAACGGCCTCGACCGTGTCATCGTGGGCTTCCTCTGAGGCATCGCCCCAGATGCCGTCCTGCTCGGTGCCAACGACGGACTGGGTGAACTTCACACCGAAGGGGAAGGTCTTTCCGCCCCAGGAAGAAGCACAAGCCAGAGCGTAGCAGCGGCTACGAGTGTTCGGCCCAGCGACGTTGTCGGGGTTAGCTCGAACGGCTCGCTGCAGGGCTCGAATGTCGGCAGGACCGGACTTGGCTCCGCCATCAGAGTAGGCCGGCCGGATCACATAAGCGATCGAGCTATTGCGGACTCGACGCCAAACGCCATTGCCAGCAGACTGAGAGCCATAGCTTCCAGAAGAGGTGTTACCCTCAATGGTCTGAAGCGTACCGCCTCCGAGATTCTTCTCGACGAATCCCACATGGTCGGTTCCGCCGCCATCCCAGTCGAAGATGACGACATCTCCAGGTTCTGCGTCGTAAACAGATACGAAGTAAGCTGTGGGGTGCTGGCGGACCTTGTTGACTGTGTAATCTGTGTTGAAAGAGAACCCCCCAATAGCGTCAATCTGTCCGCACTCGTCCAGACACATGCTAACGAAGAGCATGCACCACCACACAGAGTCGGACGGTCCAGCAAGCCACTGCTGTCCGGTGCGAGCGGCCCAGTAACGGCCGGCTTCAGATCCAGGCTGGGGGTCATCTGGAGCATAGTACCCAATCCTCGCTGCAGCGCGAGCGAGGACCTGCTGTGCAACGCTCACTGCATCACCTCAGTAGTCTGGGACACGTGAATGTCCTTGTCTTCCATAGGGTCAGTTCCGATGTGAGCCTGCGGGGCGAATGCCTCGTCAGGGAACTCTTCGTGCTTTCCCATAATCATCCCTTCGAGCCAAGCGCCTGTCGCCTAGCTCTGTTCAGATCCCGGTTCCTAGCTAGGATGTCGGACCGGGACATCTTCTTCTCGGGCTGATTCTTCTCATTGCAGACTCGAATCAGCGTTAGTAAACGGTTAATGTGCCACTTTTCGCACTCGAATGGGATCTGGCAGGCGACCATCCAGTAGTAGATCAGCTCAGAGGAAGTGTATTCTCCCGATCCACTGCCATCACCCTTGTCCACGAATGTAGTAGCGGTCTTAGTGTCGGCCATGTAGTTGCTTACACGTTCGATTTCACTGGCCGGAAGTCTATCCAGGAGCTCAGGATCGTATTCCTCATCGGTGATCATGCACTTGATGTAGAGGAGCATCTCTTCGGGAGTGACGTCCTCGTTACCAATGAGGTGTTTATGGGTTATCGACTCCCATTTTGACAGTGCGATCAGGTTGTGCTCTAGGTGTAGTTTCCCGCCGGGCAGGGAGACGAATGTCTGTGTCTCCTCATCAAACCCCTCAAGCTCGGGGATAGAAACTATAAGCATCGCAGACACCGAGGGCCCAGGAATCTAGGTCTCTGAGCCCCCGGTGTAGTCATCATGCGAAGTGAGCCTTGATCTCATCAGGCAGCAGCAGCTTAGGCTCGGAAGCCTGGCCACCACCCTGAGCGTCGGCACCGAACAGCTTGGCCTCGAGGGACTTCAGCTTACCGGCGTCAACGTCCAGCGACGAGATGGTCAGAAGCGAGGTGGGCTTGGCGCCAGCCACGTTGACGGGCGTGGTCGAGATCTCCCATGAGAACGAGATCGCCTCAGGAGAGTCGTTGACCGTCTTGTAGCCCTTCTCCGAGGGAGAAGCCTTGCAGCCGTACAGAACGTGCAGCTTGTAGCCGCGGTCCTGGCCCGCAACGTCGTCACCGATCTTGGTACGGTACACCAGACCGAACGCAACGCGGTCCTGCTGACCGATCTTCACGCCCTTGGTCAGGGTCGCAGACCCGTCGCAAGCCTCGAACTCGTCGGGGTAGGTGTAGGCCTCGATGGTACCCTTCAGCTTCTCAGCGGAGAGCAGAGATAGGTACAGGATGTTGTCGGCATACAGATCAGTGGCCTCGGCGCCCTCGGGCTTCTCAGAGATGGCGGTAATACCATTCCAAGCGACGCCCTTACCGTAGGTCTTGGTGGACGGGTCATAAACATACAGCGCGCAGTGGTCGACACCAGTCTCAATCCTGCGCTCACCAGTCTTGTCCCAGACAAGTGCAGCCATGTTATCTCCTAGTAATAGACATCAAAGATGTCGTGATAGAGGTTATCGGTCACCTGTCGAGTCATATGACGACTGAACAGGAGATCTTCGAGTTTGGTCCTAGTCGGGTCCTCGGGATGGCGGGCAATCAGAGTCACCTGAAACCGGTTAGCCTTGATGTACTTCTGATTGTCAGCGTACATCGGATCGCCCGGGTTCCTCTCGTAAATGATACACGGATACGAGAGCTTAATTGACGGGAGTGGCTGATAATAGACATTCTCAGACCCGAGGATCTCTACCAGCTTCTCATGGAGAGCTAGGCGTCGGTCCATTATACACCCCCGTCATCTCGAGAACCAGCCGGGGGAACTTCAGTTCGACATATGAGACTTTCCAAAGTCCCCCCAGCCAGCGAACATACCTGAGATTCTGGACATTATCCGTGATGTATCCGTCAGCAACAACACTGATCTGGTTACTCAGATTAATGGACCCAAGAATCTCATCGCTGCTACCAAAGCGACGTGCTTCACGGAAGATGTCGCCATAGTACTGCTTCTCGATGATCTTGTCTTCCCAAATTCCCGGCGATGTTTGGACCTGCGTAGCGAATCCTATGTCACCGAAGAATTTGGCCATCTATCACGGCTCCGGAACGACGTTACCGTCCTCGGCCTTCCGCTCAATGATGATCGCAGACTTCGGGTGAGTCAGCGCACCGGAGAGACGGGTCTCCAGGAGGTAGTGGTACTGGTTGAAGCTGATGTCGAAGTCCTCAGCAGCGAACAGCTGCCCGCCCTTGTCAGCGCCGATCGTGTAGTCGGTCATGTTGACAACGATACCAAGGGCATCGACCTTGCCATTCTTGGCGGAGTCGCGCTGCAGGCCCTTCATCAGCGGGACCTTGACGATATTCGAGACGCCGACGTAGTCGGCCAGCTCCGAGATACTGCGGAACAGGCGGTGGCCCATCTTGTCCTTCAGCAGAAGGATCTCGGTAACCGTGGTCGGGTCAGCGAACCAGGTCGGGTTACCGGCACCGTCGTAGTCGTCCATGGCGCGGACGATAGAGTCCAGGACGTCCTCGGTGGTGGTCTGCTTGGCAAGGATGACGCGCGGAGCGTAGAGCGAGTCCTCCTTGTAGATGGGGCGGATGTTCTCCTCCTTGATCTTGTCCTTGGAGGAGGCCTGGCGACCATCGCCAATGAGGACAGCTCGACCGAGCTCCTCCTCAAGCATGATCTTCATCTCGCCACGGATCCAGGACACGACGTCGAAGTCGGTGATGTCCAGGATGTCGTCACGGTCCAGACGCTGCTTCTTGTAGATGGTGGCCGGCGTGGTGACACGCTGCAGAAGCGTGAAGACCTCGTCTTCCTTCTTATTGCCCTTGATGTATCCCTTAGCACGGGCCTCGTCAGCGGTGATGTCGGCGAAGCGGGTGCGAATGCGGGAGAAGGGCGAGTGCTTAGCGCCACCGACAACGGCGTTAACCCAATCAGTCTTGCGCTTGATGAACTCGGGAGTGTTCCACAGATCCTTAGCATCCGGGAACAGGGTCTCGATCTGCTTGATGCCATAGGCGTCAGCGTGAGCCAGGACAGCCTGCTTCAGAGAACCGCCGGAACGGGCGTCCTCGAAGATGGTCTCAACCTGGGCGTGGGTAAGGACAGGGAGCTCCTCGGTGTCAGCGGAGCCCTCGAACACATTCTTGTGAGCCAAGTCGTCTTCCTCAGTAGTAGTGTCGGAATGGGCGGTATCCTCGACCTCTTCGGTCTCAGACTCCTCCGCCTCCTCATCGGCAGACTCGACAAGCTGTCCGACGATGGCGTAGACCGCCGTCTTCTGCTCCTCAGTCATACCGTCGAAGATCTCCCCGAGAGTGGGGTCGTCCTCGTCGCCCTCAGCGTCGGCCTCAGGCTCCTCCTCGGCGTGCTCGACGTCTTCCGTCTCCTCCACCTCGAAGTCCTCATCCTCATCGCCGTGAGAGACGAAGTCGCGATCCTCATCCGTGTAGATCACAGCTGCAATCTCCTCCCCGTCATCCCCATGCTCGATGGAGACTTGGTCAATGAGGGCGCCAGGGTTGGCGCCGCGGAGCACCAGACTCACCTCAACGAGCTCGCCGTGGACAACATCATTGCCCTTAGCGCGAACGTGGGTGGCGTAGATGCTCATCGCCTTTACGTCACCGTTTCGGACCATCTCTCGAGCAGTCCGCCCACGGTCGGTGTTGTTCAGATGGGCGTAGGCGTAAACCCCATCCTCACGAACCTCAAGGTCGGCATGCCCAAGGACGTTCTCAACATCCCCGTGCTTGTGCTGCCAGACCAGAGGTACGGTCTTCCCGTCATACGCCGCAAATGCGCCATGTCGGATGATCTTGTTATCCGAGCACCGAACATCATTCTTGGTGGCGTAGCCGGAGAAGTCACATTTAACTGCCATTTTGACTACTCTCCATCAGTTCGGAAATTGGTACGTCGGCAGCTTGGACTTCGTCGAGTGGCTCTTCGGCCGTCGGTTCCATCTCGGTTGCCGGGTTGATGTTGGAGTTCACCAACTGGTCTGCCGTCTCTTCATCAGACTGAGGCCAGCCGAACTTCGGACGAAGCTCATTGGCTGTGCCGATCTCATTACGCTTGACGGAGTCGACCAGCGTGGACATCTCCTCGAGCGGGACGTTGAGGAACGGATCCTCGATCGCCATGATCCGCTGCTTCTGCGTTCGGGCAGTCTTCGTGAGGAATGTCCGGGTGAGGGCATCAGTGATCGCCTTCAGAACTGGGCGAACTGTTCGGTTCTGGTAGTTCAGCATCTGACGAGCATCAGCCTTGCCGGTGAAGACGTCTTCCGTCATTCCGAGCTGGTTATACAGCTGCGTCGTGAGCCACTGGATCTGACTCATGAGGTTGTTCTCGGAAGGTCGGTTCAGCTGGGTGATTCGCTCAGCACCATCGGTGTAAGCGATACCGTACTGAGAGCCCGCGAGCTGCTCCTCAATCGCCTTTCGCCTGGCTTCCGCCTGCTGCTTCTTCAACTCAGTCTTGACCACGTAGGGAAGCTGAATGATAATGTCCAGCTTTCCAGATCCAGACTGCTTATCGATCGCATCGAGAAGATGCAGCTTCTGAGTGAGTCTCTGAAGCGTAGAATTCGGAGCATTCATAACGCTGTACAGAGGATTCTGCACAACAGCCACGAAGTCCTTCTCAAGAGTGAGCTGTTCCCGCTGTCCGGTTTGGTCGTTGTATACTTCCACCCGGACGTGCCGTGGGTACCAGTTGAGGATAGTACCAACACGCATCGACTTGACATCATATCCCTGAGTCATATCCGGACTTACATCCGTATCGACAGGGACGATAGCCACAGCACCTTCCTCGAACAGGGTGAGGACGAGATCCTGGAAGAATCCCTGTCCCGTCTGGTCAATGTTAGCGCTGAGAGAAAGACAGTCGTCGAGATAGCTGCGGTAGTAGCTCTTGAGATTACCATTCTCATCGGTCTTGACGTGGCGGATCGGAACATTTGAGACATCAATAGCGATCTGGTTGTAGATGCTAGTGACTATAGTCTGATCACCGACGACAGGACGGTAGTTCAGGTTCGGATTTCCGAAGGTCCACGATCCGTATTCCGGTGTGAAGTTCTTCTTGTCCGGAGACCTTGTAAATGCATTCCAGGCGTGGCTCAATCGATCACTAAGACCCATTTCACCTCCTCGCTCATTCGAATGCCTCCTTGTTGATCTTGTATGCCACGAAGGCATCCATCAGAGCAGCCACCGAGTCGATCTTCTCTTCCGAGCGTTTCTTCAGCAGCTTCCGGTTTCCGTTGGTATCCTCGAGAGTTACGCAGTTTCCCATGGTGAACGACATGAGTTCCTGGTCAAAGATGAGAAGGCGTTCTGCAGCAAGCTTCTTGAGCTCGCCGAGGGGGACCGATTCGGTTCTGGCTCCCTGGATCACCTTCTCAATACCATACGGTCCGTTCTCCTGTTCCCACCGAGTCACGAACTCCTTGGCGTTGTATGGGTCGAACCCGAACGCCGAGACATCGTACTTCTGGTCCTCGATGTGTTGGTCCAGATCCTCGTACACTTCCATCATATCCAAGACAGTTCCCTCCATTACTCGGAGAGTTCCTTCTTGTATGAACTGGTCGTACTTCTGTCGTAGTGCTCCGGGCAACTTCATGAGAGTCAACTCGGAGATGTATGCCAGTGTCTTAACTCCGAACGCTTGGTTTCGGAGTGGGAACAGGAAGGTGAACGCACAGAAGTCATCACCCTGGGACAAGTCGGCGCCCATAGCGCACTGCATGTTCCAGAACGTGTTCTTCCTGTGCGGGATTGTCTCCTCGTAGGTGAAGAAGTAGGTGTACCCTTCCATAGGGATTCCGAACCTCTTAGCGAGGATGTCGTTTCGAGCAGCAGGTGCTTGTTCCATTCGCTCGACGTCCTGCTGGTACCGATCATAGGACACAGTGATACCAATGTTCGGTTGGGCTTTCACCCACATAGCAGGATCTGCTACTTCCTTGATGTCGTCAAGTCTGTAGTAGAAGATTGAGATGTGTGGGGCGACGTATTCGCCCTTCAGGATTTTGAGCAACTCCATCTTCATGGTGTCGCCTACCGCATTGCGGATGGTTCCCTCGGAGGAGACGGCTAGAATTACCGGATCGTCAACCTTCGAACCCCCCCCCCCCCCCCCCCCCCCCCCCCCCCCCCCCCCCCCTCCCCCCCCCCCACCCCACCCCACACCC